ATGAATGATGAGTGGGTTATGGAAATAGGGAGGAGCAGCATAAGAGCGTTACCTTTAGGTGATGGAGAAAAATTAAGGGGTTTCCGATTCCAAAGAATGATTATTGACGAGTTATTGTTGATGCCTGAAAAAATTTACAATGAGGTAATCATCCCTTTCTTGTCAGTTGTAGAAAACCCCACAGAGCGTCAAGAGGTTTACGATTTAGAGACTCAAATGATTGAGCAGGGTAAAATGAAAGAAGAGGAGAGAAAAAAGTGGCCGAATAACAAAATTATTGGTTTATCTTCAGCCTCTTACAAATTTGAATACTTGTATAAAATTTATCAACAATATGAAGCGTTGATTTTAAATGAAAAGAAACAAGACGGGGCGCACAGGACAATAATGCATTTTAGTTATGACTGCGCTCCTGATCAACTATATGACCAAAGCTTAATTAATCAATCAAGGTCAACTATGAGTGATTCACAGTTTGATAGAGAGTTTGGGGCTATATTTACTGATGATAGCTCTGGATACTTTAAAGTTAGTAAAATGGCTGCTTGCACTATACCAGATGGAGAAGGTCAGTGTGTAGAGGTGGTTGGTAACCCTAAAGACGAATATATATTAGCTTTTGACCCATCTTGGTCAGAGAGTGAAAGTTCAGACGATTTTGCGATGCTGTTAATTAAATTAAACCGTGACACCAAAAAGGGAACCGTTGTCCATAGTTATGCTTTGTCAGGCGCAAGTTTAAAAACACATATAAAATACATGGCTTATGTTCTGACCCATTTTAACATAACTGCTGTAGTAGGAGATTACAATGGAGGGGTTCAATTTGTAAATTCTTGCAATGAAAGTGAAATATTTAAAAAGAAGAACTTAAACCTTGGTGTTATAGAAGCTGATTTGGATAAATCTAAAGATTACGAAAAAAACTTAAGAAGACTTAAAAATCAATACAATAAGTCTGAAAAGAAATTTGTGTTTCTTAGAAAGCCGACTTCAGCATGGATTAGGTTAGCTAATGAATCTTTACAATCAGCTTTTGATCACAAGAGGATATTTTTCGCTGGAGCGGCTATGAATGACGATTACAACAATCAGAGAAAATCTAGAGTGCCTATCGATCAATTAAAGTTTATTAGAAACGACTCTAACGAAAAAGGGGGCAAGGGAGCTAGAATGATAGATTTTGTAGAACATCAAAAAGATATGATGGATTTAATGAAAGTCCAATGTGCTTTGATACAAATCACCACATCTGTTCAAGGGACTCAAAGTTTTGATCTACCCCCGAACTTAAGAAAACAAAGCGGCGCTGATAAAGCGAGGAAAGACTCTTATTCAGCTTTAGTTCTAGGGAATTGGATGATGAATATTTTTTATGACATGCAGTCGGATGATATATCCAATACCCAAGCGACTTTCACTCCAATGTTTATTTCTTAACTTTTAAAAGTTGAAAGTTAACTTTGTCGTGTAAAATAAATTATATTTATGGCTAAAAGAAAATATACCAAGCGTTCTGAATATTGGAACAAGTTTACTCACCCTTCGCAGATAGATGGGCAAGAACCCTCTCCAGAACTTCTAGGAGATCCTTTTTACACTTCTGATGCATCTTACAGCGCTATATCAGAAGCTAGAAGGCAAGGAGCTTCAACCAGTAATTTTAGTGGATCTAGGACAAATAGAGTAGCTTATGTTAACCAAAAAGAAAGATTTTCAAGTATCCGCAGAGGATTGCTTCCTTATGAGTATGCCGCTGATGGGGTCACTTGTAGGGACGCTATTGAGCTTTGCCAGAAAGCTTATTGTAATGTAGCCGTCTTTAGAAATGCTATAGATATAATGTCAGAGTTTACTAACACTGATATTTACCTAGAGGGGGGCAGCAGAAAAAGCCGAGAGTTCTTTTACGAGTGGTTCAAAAGAATTAATATTATTAGCTTAAAAGATCAATACTTTAGAGAGTATTATAGGAGTGGTAATATTTTTCTTTATAGAATTGATGGAAAATTTAAAGCAGACGATTATGCCAGATTAATTAATCAAGTAGGGACAATAGGGGCTGCTACAAATAAAATACCTTTAAAATATATACTTTTAAATCCCTATGATGTTATAGCTAGAAGGTCTACGACTTTTACTAGTGGAAGTGTATATCAAAAAGTTTTATCTGAATATGAAATAGCTAGACTGGGGACTCCCCAAACAGAAGAAGATTTAGCTATATTTGAAGCTCTTGACCCAGAAATAAAAGAATCTATCCAAAAAGGATCTTACAGTAATAAAGGAGTAAAAATAGATTTAGACCCCCAAAGGTTATCTTATTCTTTTTATAAAAAACAAGATTATGAACCATTTGCAGTTCCTTTCGGATTTCCAGTCTTAGAAGATATCAACGCTAAGATGGAATTAAAGAAAATGGATCAAGCGATTACAAGAACTGTAGAAAATGTAATCTTGCTTATCACTATGGGTGCTGATCCAGAAAAAGGAGGAGTTAATCCAAACAACATGGCTGCCATGCAGAACTTGTTTAAAAACGAGAGTGTAGGCAGAGTTTTAGTCTCTGACTATACAACTAAAGCAGAATTCATTATACCAGAGCTTAATTTAGTTCTGGGGCCTGAAAAGTATCAAATTCTTAATGATGATATTAAACAAGGTTTACAAAATATTGTAGTCGGCGAAGAGAAGTTCAACTCAACCCAAGTCAAAGCTCAAATCTTTATCGATAGACTTCAAGAGTCTAGATATGGCTTTTTAAATGATTTTTTAAACAAAGAAATTAAGAGAATTGCTAAAGACTTAGGGTTCCGCTCATGGCCTGAAGCTAGAATGAAGGACATTGATATGAGAGACGAAGTTCAGCTTATGAGAGCTTCTACACGTTTAATGGAACTTGGCATTATCACACCAGAACAAGGAATGGAGATGTTCCATAATGGTAAATTCCCAGAGCCAGATCAATTAGATGAAGCTCAAAAAGACTTTTTAGAAGATAGAGAAAAAGGGTATTACAACCCTATTGTCGGAGGTGTACCAGTTTATTCACCAAACGGAGAAGCGCAGGGGCCTAAGAAAGAAGCTGGAAGACCAGAGGGGACCACAGACATTCCTTTAACTAATGCAGCTTATTCTAGATCTAGCATACAAAAAACTATTTATGATATTGATAGCTTTATTCATGACGCTAAAGATAAAATGATCTCTCATTTAGGGGTTTCTAAGCTTAGTGAGGCTCAAGAAGAAATGGTATCGAACCTGTGTGAATCTATTGTTTGTTCTTATAATAAAGAATATTGGGGCGAAACTCTAAAATCGTGTGTAAAAGATTTTAACGAAATTGAAAAATTAGATACTTTAAAAGAAGTTTTAGATATTTCAGCTCAACATACTTTAGAAACATATCCAGCCGCCATCTTATACCATAGTCATGAAAAACAATAATTTAAAGCTCACTGAAATTGAAGTCTCTATTTCTTCTGAAGAAATTGAAGCCGCTAAAAAAGATAAGGCTCAATGGGACAAAATTAACAAAAAGGAACTCAAGCAAGACGATAAAAAAGAAAAAGTCGAGCATGAGAAAGACGCTGTAAAAGATGACAAGAGCAAAATTAAAAAGCTAGATAAAGGCGCTCCTTCTGAAAAGAAGTCTATCGAAAAGAAGGATCTTAAAAAAGATGTTAAATTTGATAAAGACTCTGAAAAAGAAATGAAGGCTGATAAAAAGCCTAAGAAGAGTTACGCTCAAATGCTTACTGACATTTCCGCTGAAAGATACGGTAAAAAAAAAAGAAGTGAATTAAAGGATGGTGATTTCCTTGATCCCAAAAGAAGGTCTTTCCCTGTCTTATCTGCAAGGGATGTAAAAAATGCAGTAAGCAGTTGGGGTAGATATGAGGGTTCTATGAGTTTTGAAGAGTTTAAAAGCAAACTAATCAAAAGAGCTAAGAAAATAGGAGCCGAGAGTGCTTTGCCCGAGAGCTGGACGGACAAAAAATAATGGATTACAAATACACTACTACATTTGAAGCCCCTTTACTTCCTTGTGAAATAAATGAGGCTTCTTTAATTTCTAAGGCTTCTTTACAAAATTTAGAGCCTTTAGTCCCTACAGATATAGATTACGACGAAAATGTAGATTTAATGGGTGTAGCGTTTAACGCTGCGGTAATTAATCAATTTAATAAAAATGGCGATGGGATGGATACATCTACCGCCCTTAAATACACCGACAAGTTTATTCATAAACCCACAAACATAGAACACGACAAGCAAAAGGTTGTGGGACATATTGTTTCTGCTGGTTACAGCAAGTTTGGATCGAGTGAATTAATGGGTGAAGAAGAGGTGAAAACTCTTAAAGAACCTTTTAATATTTCTTTAGGAGCCGTTTTATATAAAACAATTAATCCTAATTTTACAAATTTAATAAAGAATTCTTTAGATTCTGAAAGCAAGCAATATCAAAAAGTTTCTGCTAGTTGGGAAGTCGGTTTTAATAGTTATGTATTAGCTGTGGGTAGCGATAAATTAAGCGAGTCTAGAATTATCTCTGACCCTGAAGAAATAGCTGAATTACAAGGCAATTTAAGAAGTTATGGGGGCAATGGCAAAACTGATAAAGGGGAGCAAATCAATAGACTTATTTTGGGAGATATATACCCATTAGGTATCGCCTACACCCTGAATCCAGCGGCAGATGTGAAAGGTTTATATTCTAAGCCTCCTGAAAAGACTCAAATTTTTATAAACGATAAACGGGATAAAATTTCACAAAATAATAATTTAAATGTAAACAACCAAAAGAACATCATTGATATGGAACTTGAAAACACTCTTAACGAACTAAAAGATCTTCTTAGTGAGAAGAAATTCTCTAAAGAAGCTGTTGCCAATATGACTGATACTTTTGCAGATGCAATTCGTCAACGTGATGAGCAGTATCGCAAGGATATTGAGGCAGAAAGGCTAGCTAAAGAAGGTAAAATTAAAGAATACGAAGACCTCAAAACCTCTATTGCAGAGCTGGAGGAAAAACTTGGTGCTGCTAGTGAGCGCATTTCTGGTTTTGAAAACGAGAAAAAAGCTCAAGAAGCTGTTGCTTCGTTTAACACTCGTATGGACCAAATTGACGAGAAATTCGACCTTGATGATCAAGATCGTGAGTTTCTTGCTTCTGAACTTAAAACTTTAGATGATGAAGCTTCTTATGAGGCTTTCGCTTCTAAGTTGGATGTTTTGTGGAAACACAAGAACAAAGAAGTTCAAGAAGAGTTCAATTCTCAAATTCAAGCTCGTATTGATGAAGAAGTAGCTAAAAAGCTTTCTAACGCTTCTACTGAAGAAGTAAAAGTTGAAGAAGCTCTCGATGCTGCTGAACCTGTAGATGCAGAAGTTTCTAACGCAAATGAAGCTACAGCATCTCAAGAACCCTCTTTGCGTGATAAGTTTAAAACAGCTTTTTCACGCGATAACATTGAAATTTCTTAATTTAACAAACTAAAATTATGGCATTACGAATTCTACCATTCAGACAATACTCTGATCACGATGTCGTTAACATGTACTCCGTTATTGCGGGTGATGTTCTCGATAGCACCACTGGAACAGGCGCTGGCGATGCTGGCGTATTTGTGAAGGTGTCAGACGGTAACTTCGACAACGATCCTGTAACATACCAAACCAACGCTTATCTGGGTGACACCAGCTATCCGTTCCTTGGAACTACAGAGATGTATCCCGAAGTTAATCTCAAAGTTACAGGCGCTAAAGACGAAGATCATTGCCTCGGCATGACTCTTTATCAAACCGCTAAAAACGACGAAAACGGCGAAAAGCTTCTTTACAATCCACAAAAGCAAGAAGAACTCCAAGCAATGCTCCCAGGGCAAGCTGTTCCTATTGCAACTAAAGGGATCTTTACTTTAGCTGCTGCTGCTTTCGACGGACCAATTACGAGCTATGCTCCAGGAAATAAGATTAAACTTTCCTCTAATGCAGGTAAAGTCACTGGTTTTGCTTCTGTTAGTCTTACTACTATTACCACTGGTGATTTAGTAGACGAAACTAAAATATTTGGTCATGTTCTCGGAACAGGT